ACAAGCTGCAAAGACTGAACTTGCTTCAGTAAAGAAAGCCCCTGCCGTTCCTAGCGTTAAGTCACAAGAATTCAAAAAGTCGAATGCGGTTGTTGCTTCGAACGGTACATCGTTCAGCGACTTCATGGAAAACATTCGCGCAAAACAAGTAAAATAAAAAAAAAAGTAAAATAACATGCCAACGACAACCTCTTTAACTACAACCTATGCCGGCGAACTGGCAGGTGAGATAGTAGCAAAGGCACTCTTGTCAAACGTATCTGCGGGATATGTGACAATGAAGCCAAACGTACCTTACAAATCAGTAGTACGTAAAATTGATGACACTGTAACATTTGCCGCAGGCACTTGTGATTTCACGCCAACCGGCACGATCACTTTGACTGAGCGCATTTTGACCTTGGAGGAGTTCCAAGTTCAACGTCAAATCTGTAAAAAAGATTTCTTCATTGACTGGACAACTGCCGATGTAATGTCAGGCCGTGTGAACACACAAATCCAAGATGCAATCATTGAGCGTTTGACAGGCGGTATCGCTGCTCAAAACGAATCAGTAATGTGGAATGGTGTGAACGCTAATGCCGGTGAGTACGATGGATTCTTGACCTTGATTAAGGCAGGTGGTTCAGGTGCTGTATCTGCGGGTTCAGGTGCTTTGACATCTGGTAACATCATCGCTACCATTTGGGACATCATCAACACTGCAAACTCTGCTGTTAAAGGTGCTGCTGAAAAGCCTGCACTGTACATGGGTCAGGCTGCTTGGGAAGCTTACATGCAAGCGCAGATTGCTGATGGCAATGGCTGGTACTTGACAGGTGGTCCTGAGGTTAACCGTCGTTTCGTAGGTATGTACGAAATCTATGTATGTCCGGGTATGGCTGCTAACAACATCGTGTTTGCACAACGTTCAAACTTGATGCTTGGTACATGGCAGGAAAACCAAATGAACGAGGTGTTTATCTTGGACATGCAGAACTTGGACGGTTCACAGAACGTACGTTACGGCGCACGCTTCTACCTCGGTGCACAGATTGCAGTAGGTGAGGATATCACATACTGGGGAGCATAATCTTTAAATAATCAAGGGGGTGTAACAGCCCCCTTTTAAAACTATATATAGTATGGCTTGCGATTTAACTAAAGGTTTTACACTCGGATGCCTCGAAGGTATCGGAGGTGTTAAAGAAATATTGATTGCTAACTACGATGACTTCACATCAGGTATCGCTTACGGTGGTACTAATGGTGAAGTTGACGCCTTGCCTACTGCTACAATTTACCGCTACGTTCCATTCCGTAACTCAGGTTCTTATGTTGAGACAGTACAGAAGAATCTTGAGACTGGCACATTGTTTTTCTCTCAGGAAATTCAGTGGACTTTTGGTAAATTGAATCAGGACATGCGCAATGAGTTCTTGAATGTGGCTAAGGCTAAGTTCATTGCATTTGTTCGCACTAATGATGATCAAATCTTATTGGTTGGTGCAGGTGAAGGATGTCAACTTACTGCTGGTACTGTTCAATCAGGTGCGCAGAAGGCTGACTTGATGGGATATCAGGTGACTGCTACTGCTGAGGAATTAACTCCCGCTGTACACCTTGAGCCATTCACTGCTGTACCATTCGACAACTTCGCAGGAATTACAGTAAGCCCCGCTTACTAATCGTGCTTGCTGATTGTTTTTTGTGTTTATTCATTGATTAAGAAGGGGGTGGTGTTATGCTGCCCCCTTTCAATATAAACGATATGATATATCTCCCAGTAAATACAGCGAATCAGACTATATATCTATCACTTGATGAGGCAAGGCAGTACTATGCAACGCCATACACGCACTACTTGTTAGTGCTAACTCACGAAGAAAATAGCACAACGGGTGAAGAACTTGCACAGGTTGCAGTGATTGTGAATGAAAATGTGCGTATCACACAGCTATCAGTTACAACAGTTGGTCTTACATTAGCGGGCAGGTATCGCTACGAAGTGTACGGACAAAACTCATCATCCAATATCAACCCAACAAACGCCGCAGTAGTCGGCATTGTTGAACGTGGCTATGTAGTTTTGACTGACAACACCACTTGGTTTGATGTACCACCTGTAACTATACCAAATGACATCATCTATGAACCATAACGAATCAAATATTGTATCACTAAAACTTAGTGAATACGTAGCAAAGTCAGATGCTGAAAGAGTAGACCGCAAAGGGTGGGTAAACTACGGCGCGGATAATGACTTTCCGCAATACCTACGCGACCTGTCACACGAATCACCCGTGCATGGTTCATTGATTGTGGCCATCGGTGACATGATAGCCGGGAAGGGAATCAAATCAGAGCAATATCAGGCCGAACTTGATGCACTCGATATAGATGCTTTGACGTATGCAGCTGCACACGATTTGAAGTTGTTTGGTGGTTTCTTTATCGAAGTGATTTGGTCAAACGACCGCACGGTAATTAGCAAGCTAAACGCTATACCGTTTGAAGAGTGCCGCATTGCCGTGAATCAGGATGATGATAGCGAAATAGGAATCTTTCACAGCTATGACTGGTCAAACACGCGCAAGAAAAAAAATACGCCTGAGTTTATTCCGAAGTATAACTACCTCACACGTAACGAGGAACCACGCCAAATCTATTGGTGCTTCACCTTTACAGGTAGTGACGCTTACCCACGCCCTGACTACTGGAGTGCGATTAACTACATCGAACTCGACAAGCAGATAAGCATCTTTCACATCAACCAAATCAGTAACGGTTTATTCCCATCAACCATTATCAACTTCTACAACGGACAGGCAACGCCCGAACAGAAGCAGCAGATGATGATGGACTGGGAGAATAAGATGAGCGGTGCTCGCAATGCGGGCAAGGTGGTAATGTTCTTTAACGAACGTGATCAACCAAAAACTGAAATCACACCATTCCCCGTGAATGATGCTGACAAACAGTATCAACTCATGGATACTACCGCAACTCAAAAGATTATCACAGCGCACCGTGTAACTACTCCGCTGCTGTTTGGTATTCGTGAGACATCAGGATTCGGCAGCAATAAAGATGAAATGACTACGGGACTTGAGATATTCAATAAGCAAGTTATCGAACCGTATCAAGAGAAGATAAATCACAGTATTGAAGAACTCTTGAGCAATCAACTGCCGGGAGTTACTTTTGAGATTATACCGAATACACCTTTAGTAGCAGAGCAGGCGTCAGTTGTTACCGATGCGGAAGCAACAGGCACAACGACTGATGTCGCTGCTACGGCTTTAAACGGTGCGCAGATTAGTTCACTCATTGACATTGTGATGCAAAGCAGCGCAGGTGCTGTACCAGTGTCAAGTGCTAAGGCTATTGTGGGGGCAGCGTTTCCAACATTACCAGCGGCCACTGTCGATGCAATTTTTGCAGATGTTATTGCGGGTTCTTTACAGCCTAGCGAAGTCGTTGCAAATACGCAGCTAAAAAAAAAAGTTGATGATAGCACAGTAGGTGATGCGCTGATAGCATTAGGCGAAGATGAGAACAGCGACTGGATTTTGATAGATGCATTCAACGCAGATGAGGAAATACAGCACGAGTTTGCGGTACGTACAGGCGCGGCTCGCCCCGCTGCTAAGAGTGAGCAAGATGCTGTGGTGGATGGCAAGTACTTTATTACTCGTTACGTTTATGCAGGTAGCTTTACTCATGATAATATGCGCCCATTCTGTAAGAAGATGATTGAGGCGGGCAAGCTATACCGCAAAGAAGATATTGTGTCGATGGAAAATGTAGCAGTTAATCCCGGATGGGGGCCTGAGGGTGCTGACACTTACGATATTTGGTTTTACAAAGGCGGAGGCAACTGCAAACACTTTTGGGAAAAGCGTGTGTATGTAGATGCAAAAGGTGCGAAGATTAATCCTAATGATCCAGATGCAAAGCGTATCGCTGTGAGTTTGGCTGAACGCATGGGCTATAAGGTGCGCAATAATGCACTCGTTGCAAAGTTGCCCGAAGACATGCCATACAATGGCTTTTTACCAACTAATCCCGTCTACGGTAATCAATAATTATAACTATGGCAGAAGTACTTTTAATATCAGAGAACTTCGTAAAGAAGTACACCACCGTTAACGGTAGTGTTGATCCAAATCTTATTTACCCTGCTGTGTATTTGGCGCAGGATAAATGGTTGCTTCCATTTTTGGGAACTGATTTGCTCAATAAGATTAAAGCGGATGTGGCTGCAAACACAATCAGTGGCAACTATCAAATCTTACTTGAAGATTACGTACAAAAGCCTTTGCTATGGTGGGTGATGCTTGAGTTAATGCCGCAGCTGTGCTATCGCATGGACAATGGCACGTTGGTGCAGCGTCAATCAGAGGACACTGTGCCCGTATCGGATGCGGTTATGAAGGATATGCTCGACCGTGCCCGTCAAAATGCAGAGCATTACACTACACTGCTAGTTGATTACTTGTGTGCTAACAGTAGTTTGTTCCCTGAATACAGCACAGCCACATGGCCTGACCGTTCACCGCGCACAGACGTGACTAACACACTCAACTACCAGTTCAGCAGCGGCAACACGGCCACATCATTCCGTTCTACCTACTCACGTAATATCATTAACCGAATACCATGAGTGATAAGAAGAACTTAAAGCAAGATTACACCGAACGTTTGCGTAAATATGAGCGTGAACTATCACTAAAACTTAGAGCCAATGCACCCAAAGAGCAAGATAAAACTAAACGGTAACGCACGGCCTAAGTCACTCCGCTATCTGCTGCAACTCTACGATGGGGTGTGGTCGATACCGCTTGCATTTTTGTTTTTCTTTCTTGCCGGGTATGGTAGTTATACCTACTTCGGTGATGCACTCATTAGCACTGAATACATCCAGTATATAGTTCTTGCCGCACTTGTTATGGTCGTGGCAAACTTTGTCGTATTCATGGGGCTGTATTTCAATTTTAGAACACTTCAACGCATGGTCTATTCAGCACAAATCAAGCAGCAGGCACTAACTGATTTGAGCACATGGCAAAAGATAGTATTATACGTGGTATTGTACTTTGCTTACTTTGCTGCCTTCCTGTATATACTTCACTTGCTGATGACGGTTACTGCGTAAGGGTAACGGCGGCAAGCTATGTAGGTGTAAAGGAAAAAGGTGGTAACAACATGGGCTTTAACAGCCCACAATTCACTGCACTTATGATTGAAAGTGGCTGGAAAAAAGGCCACGCGTGGTGTGCATACTTTGTGCACGCTATGTTTAATGAGTGTGGAATAGTCAATACAATTACAGGTTGGTCACCTACTGCCTATAATCGCAAAGATGTGATATTCGACGGGGGCAAGTTCTTAAAGTCTTTCAATGATGGTGATGTGTTAGTGATGACGCTGGCATATTCAAGTTTAAAAAGCAGATATAAGAGCATAGGCCACACAGGCATCGTAGATAAAATAGGCAAGTACTCAGTGCGCACTATTGAAGGCAATACAAACGAACAAGGCATGCGTGATTCGCGCACACGTGACGGCGTGTATTACAAGATTAGGCCACTGAATAAAAACATACATATAACTCGATGGAAAAAGCAAGAGTAAATCCGATGTTGATCTATGCACTTGGCATACTCGCAACAGGCATAGTCATAATTCTACTATTCAAGGGGTGTAACAGGCCGCAGCACAATCCCGCAGTAGATAGATTGTACAAGATGAATGACAGTTTATACAAAGTGATTGAGACTAACACGGCAAAGGCCGACTTTTTATACGCACGAATTGATAGTTTGACCATGCAGCGCGATACGATTATACAACGTCAAGAAATAACCAATGAAATATACCGCAATGAAACATACAATATTCTTAGTTCTGATGCTGCTGGTAGTAATAAGCAGTTCCGCACAACGCTCCAAAAGTCAGACAGCCTCCTCAAGTCTGGATTTTACTCCAAGACTTACAACCTACGAGCTCCAGCTAATGAATTTAAACTACAATAGCATGATGTACTGGTATCAAACCAGTATGGAGATTGACTCATTGTATAAACTTGAACAGTTAAAGACGCTTTATTACAGCAAGATAACAGGCATACAGGCCAACAGCTACGAGACACTCAAGACAATCTACGAAAACAAGCAAGCTATTGAAAAGGCAATAGCACAGGAGAAAGAAATGCAGATTAAAGATTTAAAAAAACGCAATCGCAAGCTAATACTTCACAATACTGTGCTAAGTATCGGCCTTAGCGCACTAGCAATATCAACTGTTTACTTCGTCATCTTATGATC